AGATTGGGGAGATTATATTTATAAAGAACAAAATATAGATGTTAAAACTACAGGGAATAAAGATTGGTTCAGTATTTCTGATACTAAAGCTCAACATTGCAATTTGCAGTATTTTGCAGTAATTCATTGTAATATTCCTGAAGATGATGGTAGTGGAATAAAAAAAATATTAGATTCAACTTTTACTTTTATGGGATTTGAACCTTTTAATGATTTATTTGAAAAAGGAATCCATAATGATAATAAATTTGATTCTTCTAAACCAGGAAGTTGGAGTGCTAGAACATTAGGATTGCAAGATGATATTTATAGATATTAGTAATTAAGATAATTTTAACAATATGTTGAAAAAAAGTAAAAAAGAAAAAATAACTTTAATTGATATGTTTTGTGTAATAGTATCAATATTAGCTATTTATGGTTCGTTGAGGTGTTTAGAGGCAATAGTAATGAGTTGGTTTAATTAAAAATTAACAATTGAGGCTAGTGATGGGAATATTAACTCAATTGGTATTCCCTTCACTAGAACAAATATAAAAATATGTCTGAAAGTAAAAACAGTGAAATAAAAGCATTATTTGAAGCAATGAACGAGAAGCCTGTAGCTTTTCATAGAGTATATGCAAAAATAACAGGAAGCATAACAGCAGGATTATTGCTATCACAATTAGTATATTGGTCAAAAGCAATGAAAGGAAAATCTTTTTATAAAACAGACCAAGACCTTTGTGATGAATTATGTTTTGGTTTATATGAATTAAAAGGAGCAAAGGATAAAATTAAAGAATTTGTAGAAATTAAAAGAAAAGGAGTTCCAGCTAAGACTTGGTATACAGTAGATGAAGATAAATTAATT